CCAACCCAGAAGTCTTCGATAAAGTGTACGAATGGTACTCGTCAGGACCACGGCAGCGTCTTCAGCCGGGAGGTGCCATTGTAATAATCATGACCAGATGGTCGAAGCGAGACTTGGTGGGGCAAGTTTTGAAGGCCGAAGCCCAACGGGGTGGTGAAGGTTGGGAAATCATTGAGTTTCCAGCCATCATGCCGTCTGGCAATCCTTTATGGCCGGAATTCTGGCCCATCAAGGAATTAGAAGCACTGCGGGCGGAACTGCCTAACGCCAAATGGCAGGCCCAGTACCAACAAAACCCAACATCTGAGTCTGCCGCCATCGTAAAACGGGAGTGGTGGAAGATTTGGCAAGAAGATTCACCCCCGCCGTGTGAATTTATCCTGCAAGCATGGGACACAGCCTTTGAAGCCACCCGCCGCGCCGACTATTCGGCCTGCACAACATGGGGTGTCTTTAATCATCCCAATGAACGGGGTGAATACGAGACCAATCTGATCTTGCTCAATGCGTTTAAGGACCGGCTGGAGTTTCCGGACCTGAAACGACGGGTCTTGGAAGAATACAAAGAGTGGACGCCTGACTCCCTGATCATTGAAAAGAAGGCGTCTGGCGCCCCATTGATTTATGAACTGAGAAAGATGGGGATTGCCGTGCAGGAGTACACGCCGGTACGTGGCGCGGCCAACAATCCCAATACCAAAGTGACACGATTGAACGCCGTTTCAGACTTGTTTGCCTCTGGCCGGATCTGGGCGCCCAATCGGGCATGGGCCGATGAAGTCATTGACGAGGTTGCGAGCTTCCCGAATTCTGAGCACGACGACTTGACAGATACAGTGTCGTTAGCCCTAATGCGGTTTAGAAACGGTGGGTTTATCAAGACCGATCTGGACGAGCCAGACGACATTCAGTATTTCAAACAACGACGCAGCGGTTATTACTAAGGACTAGGCTATGGCAACCAATATTGAAAAGGCACTCTATCAGGCACCCGATGGCGAAGAAATCATGGAAGTCGAGGGCATGATGGCGCCGGGAGAAGAAATCGAACTGCCCGGTATTGAAATCGAAACCAATGAAGACGGGTCGGTGGAGATCACCATTGGCGGCAAAGAACAGGAAGAAGAAGCCGGTTTCGACGCCAACTTGGCCGAATACTTGGACGAAAACACCCTGCAATCACTGGCCGATGAACTGGTGGAATGTGTCGATGGCGATGTGAACGCCCGCAAAGACTGGGCCGATACATACGTCAAAGGTCTGGAAGTCTTGGGTTTCAAATACGAAGAGCGCACTGAACCTTGGGATGACGCTTGCGGCGTGTACTCCACAGTATTGGCAGAAGCCGCCATTCGGTTCCAAGCCGAGACCATGAGCGAGACCTTCCCGGCAGCCGGTCCAGTCCGCACCAAAATCATTGGTCAAGAAACAAAAGACAAGTTTGAGGCCGCAGTGCGTGTCAAAAATGACATGAACTATGAATTGACCGAGAAGATGGTCGAATACCGCAGTGAACATGAGCGCATGCTCTATTCATTGGGTCTTGCAGGCTCTGCCTTCAAGAAGGTGTACTTTGACCCCAACATTGGCCGCCAAGTTTCTATTTACATTCCGGCAGAAGATGTGATCGTGCCTTATGGTGCATCGCACATTGAAGCTGCCGAGCGTGTCACCCATGTGATGCGCAAGACCAAAAATGAAATTGCCAAGCTACAAGCGGCTGGTTTTTATATCAACACCGACCTTGGTGAGCCACAGACATTCTTCTCGGACATTGAAAAGAAGAAAGCCGAAGAAGGTGGCTATGAGTTGACCAATGATGATCGTTACACCCTATACGAGATCCATGCCGACTTGATTATTGACGGCTTGGATGAGGAGGACGGCGATGTACAAATTGCAAAACCCTATGTTGTCACCATCGAGCGAGGCACACAAAAGGTATTGGCAGTGCGTCGAAACTGGGATCCAGATGATGAGCTTATGCTCAAGCGCAACCATTTCGTCCACTACGTTTATGTTCCCGGTTTTGGCTTCTACGGTCTGGGGCTTATCCATATCATCGGTGGATATGCTCGTGCAGGCACGTCACTTATTCGACAGCTTGTGGACGCCGGAACACTATCTAACCTACCGGGCGGACTGAAATCTCGCGGCCTTCGTATCAAAGGCGATGACACACCGATTGGCCCCGGTGAGTTCCGTGACGTAGACGTACCAAGCGGCGCCATCAAAGATAACATCATGACGCTCCCCTACAAGGAGCCGTCACAAGTGTTGCTGGCATTGCTTAACCAGATCACGCAAGAGGGCCGCCGTCTGGGTGCCATCAGTGACATGAACATCTCTGACATGAGTGCGCAGGCACCTGTCGGCACGACACTGGCTCTGTTAGAGCGTGTGCTAAAGCCAATGGCTGCGGTGCAAGCCCGTGTGCATTTTGCAATGAAGCAGGAGTTCAAACTCTTGAAAGCCATCATTGCTGAATACGCACCAGATGAATATCAGTACGAGCCACACCGTGGTGAGGCACGCGCCCGCCAAGCAGACTATGCAATGGTGGAAGTGATTCCGGTCTCCGACCCGAACGCCAGCACAATGGCGCAAAAAGTGGTGCAGTATCAGGCCGTATTACAAATGGCGCAGATGGCACCGCAGATTTATGACCTGCCACAATTGCACCGTCAGATGATTGAAGTCTTGGGTGTCAAGAACGCCGATAAGTTGGTGCCAACATCTGAGGATGCCAAGCCAGCCGATCCAGTCAGCGAGAACATGAACGCACTGATTGGCAAGCCACTCAAGGCATTTATCTACCAAGACCATCAGGCACACATCGCTGCGCACATGGCGTTTATGCAAGATCCGATGATCATGCAGTCAATTGGCCAAAACCCAATGGCGCAACAGATCATGTCGGCACTGCAAGCGCACTTGGCCGAGCATCTTGCTTTCCAATATCGCCAGCAAATGGAAGAGCGTCTTGGTGTGGCACTCCCTCCGCCCAACGAAGAGTTGCCAGAAGAAGTCGAAGTGCAGTTGTCCCGTTTGGTTGCCGATGCAGGCAAGCAACTTACGCAAGCGCACCAGCAACAGGCCGCCGCCGCACAGGCACAGCAGCAGGCACAAGACCCACTCATTCAGTTGCAACAGGCTGAAGTGCAGATCAAACAGGCCGAAGTCCAGCGCAAGGCCCAGAAAGACCAAGTGGATGCACAGATTCAGGCGCAGAAGCTGCAACTTGAGAAAGAACGGATTCAAATTGACGCCTCAAAAGAGGCTGCACGACTCCAAACCCAAGAGCGCAATGCCACCGCCAAGATCAAGGTGGACGCATTGAAGACCTTGGCTGCTACCAAAAACAAACAATCTAAAGGCTAAACATGGCTAAAACCGTCTTTGACGCGCTGATTGAAAAATTTGAAGAGGATATTTCCTCTTCCACCACCTTTCTTGTAAACGGAGGAGCAAAAAGCTTCGAGGAATACAGGGAAGTTGTAGGCCGGATCCGGGGTCTCCAGCTTGCAATCCAAAACACCAAAGACCTGTCGCGTAACTTTATGGAAGATGACGATGAGTGAAACTCAACAACCGATCTCTGACGAAGAGATTGAAGCGCAACTACCAACACCAGTCGGCTACCGCTTACTGATTGCGTTGCCAAAAGTAGAAGAGAAGTTTGAAAGTGGCATTATTAAATCAGACCGCACGCTTCACGAAGAAAAGATCCTGACTGTTGTGGGTCTTGTACTCGACATGGGCGAGCAGGCATACAAGGACGAGACCCGTTTTCCGGGCGGCCCTTGGTGCAAAGTCGGTGATTATGTAATGTTCCGGGCCAATACTGGCACCCGATTCAAAGTCAATGGTGTGGAGTACCGCATCATGAATGACGACTCAATCGAGGCCGTGGTGGCAGATCCGCGTGGCGTCACGCGAGCATAAGGAGAACAACATGGCAGAAATGGAAAAAGTAGAGTTTACTTTTCCCGGCGAGGAAGATGAAAAGGGCGAAGAAGTAGCCCTGCAAGAGTCTTCTGAACCAGAAGAAAAGGAAGCTCCAGAAGAAGAGTCTGCGGAACTGGAAGTCGAAGTTATTGACGATACCCCACCGCAGGACCGTAATCGTAAGCCTTCTGACCCGCCACCTGATGTGACGGACGAAGAGCTGACCGAGTATTCCGAGAAAGTCCGCAAGCGGATCCAGCACTTTAGCAAGGGCTATCATGACGAGCGCAGGGCAAAAGAAGCCGCTTTGCGCGAGAAACAGGAGCTTGAGCGACTGGCCGCCCAACTTGTGGAAGAGAACAAGAAACTCAAAGGTACGGTAAACAAGAACCAAGAAGCATTGCTTGAGCAGGCCAAAAAGTCTGTTGCGGCAGAACTGGAACAGGCCAAGTCCAAGTTCAAGCAGGCTTACGATTCGGGTGACTCTGATGCCGTTGTTGCAGCGCAAGAAGAATTGACCGCTGCCAAACTCAAGGCAGACCGGGTTGCCAATTTCAGGATCCCCTCTTTACAAGAGGAGACAACTGAGGTAAAACCCCAATCAACCGCTCCAGCACCGAAAGTTGACGAACGGGCCATCGAATGGGCGAAAGCCAATCCGTGGTTCGGTCCAGACGAAGAGATGACAAGCTATGTGCTGGGGTTGCATAACAAACTTGTCAAGGATGGTGTCGATCCTCGATCCGACCAATACTACGAGACGATTAATTCTCGTGTGCGACAACTGTTTTCGGACCGCTTTGCGGATGCTGGAAACGAACCAACGGCTAAACCCCGCCCTAAAAAAGCGAGCGTCGTAGCTCCGGCTACTCGTAGCACTGCACCAAAAAAGATCGTGCTTACCCAAACTCAAGTAGCGTATGCGAAAAAGTTCAAAATTCCGTTGGAAGAATACGCCCGTCAGGTTGCTGAACAAATGAAGAAGGAACAACAAAATGGCTGATAACAGACTAGACCGTGAACTAACCACCCGTGAGAAAACTGCGCGTAAGCGTACTTGGTCTCCCCCTGAACTGCTTCCTACACCGAAGCCGCAAGAGGGTTATACCTATCACTGGGTACGGATTGCGACGCGTGGCGAAGCTGATCCCATGAACGTTTCTTCTAAACTTCGTGAAGGCTGGGAACCTGTTAAGGCTTCCGACCACCCCGAAATCTTCCTTGCCTCGGTTGAAAACGAGCGCTTCAAGGATAACGTCGTGATTGGTGGTTTGTTGCTTTGCAAAGCCCCCGTGGAATTCGTAGAGGATCGGAACGCTTTTTATAACGAGCAGGCCGAAGCTCAGATCAATTCTGTGGATAACAACTTTATGCGGGAAAGCGACCCTCGTATGCCCTTGTTCTCGGACAAGAAGACGAAGGTTACTTTCGGTAAAGGATCTTAATCATTTTGGAGAAATCAAATGGCTGCTACCTCTAGCCCTTATGGTCTCA